CGGTTGCCTGCACCATCGACAACAGCGGTCAGATTAGCCTGAAAGATGGCCGCGAATGAACGGCGCCACGGCGCGGCAATGGCCGACTGGTGGACTGAGGAGCGGCGTCAGGCCGCCAGTCAGCGGGCCAAGGCTTGGCATGACCACCAGCGGGCCACCGACCCGCATCTGATCGCCAGGCGCGAGGCCAAGGAAAAGGGCTGGCCGTTCAGCCCATTGCCGCACCGGAGGCGGCGCCGCGATGAGATATGACCGCGACATCTTCTTCGACACCGTGAGAGACGATCCCTTCGACGGCTCGCTGACCGAGGGCCAGGTCGAGGGCCTGGACGCGGTGCTCGACGCCTGGGAGCACTGGCGGCCGGACGGCGATGTCCGGTTCTTGGCCTATATGCTGGCGACGGACTTCCACGAGACGGCGCAGACGATGCAGCCAATCGAGGAGTACGGCAAAGGCGAAGGCAAGGAATATGGCGAGGTCGATCAGGAAACCGGCCAGGCCTATTATGGCAGGGGTCTGGTGCAACTGACCTGGCGCGAGAACTACGCCCGCGCCGACGAGGAATTGCTGATCTTGACCGGCGCCCTGATCGGCCTCGAGGCGGAGGCCGACAAGGCGCTGCATCCGCTGGTCGCGGTGGCGGTGATGTTCCTCGGCATGGAACGCGGCTGGTTTACCACGAAGAAGCTGTCCGACTATTTCAACGACGAGCGCGACGATCCAGTGAACGCGCGGCAGATTATAAACGGGAACGACAAAGACGACCTTATCGCAGGATATGACGCGAGTTTTAGGTTCGCATTGTCGCTGTCGCAGATCCCGGAAGAGGCCGCGGCTTTGCCGGCGTTGCCGCAGGGGCCGGAGCCGTTCGTCTCGACGCTGAAAATGGCCGGCCACGAGGTGGTGGTGCAGATCGGCCCGGAATTCATGGTCAAGATCTGGGTTGACGGAGAGCCCTGGGATGCGGCGGAAATGGACTGACGATCTCGGTCGCCCGAGCCCCAACGGGACGCCGCCCGGCCCCGATCCCGATTTCTGGCTGGCCATTGCCATCGCCTTCGTCACCCTCGTGGCGATCGGCGTGGTCAGCTACTGGTGGATGCACTAAGGCAGCATCATTTCCGGGATCGCCAGGTACCAGACGACAACGTCAATCATCAGCACCACAACCAACGCCGCAATGACCAGAATCCATAGCTGGGTGGGCGGCGGCGGGATCTTCATCGTCGGTCCTTGTTCTGCCGGTTCAAGTGTACGGGCGGAACACTCTGCAAGGAAGGCAAAAACGCGCGTAGGGTGCGGCCTTTCCCCTGCCCGAGGGCGAACATGTGCCGGTTCTTGACGACCCCAGACGCGAGAAATTCTGCATCGAGGTAGCCAGCGGTCGCACGCCCGCCGAAGCCTATCGGCTGATCTATAAAACCGCCGCGAAATCCGACAACACCCGCAACGCCAGCCGGCTGTCCAAGGAGAACGAGGTTTCCCTGCGAATCAGGGAACTGCAGGACGAGCAGCGCAAGCGAATCGGTGTCAGCCTCGACCATCTGCTGAAGGAATTGAACTCCGCCTACCGGCTTGGGAGGCGGTCGAAACAGGCCGGCGCCATGGTCCAGGCGACGATGGCCAAGGCCAAGCTGCTGGGCTTCGTGGTCGACCGCGCCGAGGTCGAGGGCACCATGAGGAGGCCGCTGCGCGAGCCGTCCGAGATCAAGCAGATGAGCCTGCAGGACTGGCAGGAAAAATTTCAGCCGAAAGTCATCGAGTTGAAGGCGACGAAGCCGGTGGCTAAACAATGACCATCCAGACTAACCTCCGCGTCGAGGCCGGCTTTGTCCCGCAGCCGGGGCCGCAGCTGGCGTTCATCCAGTGCCCCGCCGATATCGTTGTCTACGGCGGCGCGCGTGGGGGAGGCAAGACCTACGCCAGCTTGGGCGAATTCTGGATCCACAGCGAGGACTATGGCCCGGCGGCGCGCGGCCTGATGGTCCGCAAAACCCGCGAGGATCTGAAGGATGCGATCAATACCGGCACCCGCATGTTTGGCCGCGCGGCGGCTTGGCGCGAAAAGGGTGGTTTCTTCCAATTTACCAACGGCGCGCGGCTCTACTGCGCCTACCTCGAAACCGACAAGGACGCCGAGAACTACCAGGGCTGGTCGCTAACCCGCGTCTACGTCGAGGAACTGACGCAATACGCGACTTCCGGGCCGATCTTCCGGCTGCTCGCCACGCTGCGCTCGCCCGAGGGCGTGCCGTGCCAGCTGCGCGCCACCTGCAACCCCGGCGGCGTCGGCCATCACTGGGTAAAAAACTGGATCATCGATAACGGCCCCTATACCACCACCATCGATCCCGAGACCGGCTTAAGCCGCGTGTTTATCCCGGCCAAGGTCACCGACAATCCGGCGTTGCTCGCCAACGATCCCAACTATGTCGCCAAGCTGAAGGCCTCGGGCACGCCGCAGCTGGTGCGCGCCTGGCTGGAAGGTGACTGGAACGTCATCGAGGGCGCCTTCTTTCCCGAATTCTCGACGGCGCGGCACGTCATCTCGCCGTTCGTCATCCCCCACGACTGGACCAAATTCCGGTCGATGGACTGGGGCTCGGCTCATCCGTTCTCTGTTGGTTGGTGGGCTGTGGTGCAGGACGATCGCCAACACGACGGGATGACCTTGCCCCGCGAGGCGATCGTCCGCTACCGAGAGTATTACGGCATGCAGCCCGGCAAACCCAACGAGGGGCTGAAGCTGCCCGCCGAACGCGTGGCCCAGGAAATTGTTTCACGGGAAACATTTTCGGGCATGCGGGAAAAAATTAACTACTCGGTCCTCGATCCGGCCGCCTTCGCGGTGATCAGCGGACCAAGTATCGCTGAAACCATGCTCCGAAACGGCGTCGTCTTCCGGCGGGCGGACAATTCGCGCACGTCGCGAGACAAAAGGATGGGCGGATTCGACCAGATCAGGGGCCGCCTGCTCGGCGACAAGGAAGGCCGGCCGATGATCTATTTCTTCGAAACCTGCCGCGACCTGATCCGCACCCTGCCGATGATGCAGCACGACCCCAACCGGCCCGAGGACATGGATTCGGATGGCGAGGATCACGCCGTCGACGATCTCCGCTATGCCTGCCTCAGCCGGCCGTTCCTGACCCGTCCCGGCGAATATCCAAGGAGCAAAAACCCCTATCTGGTCGCCAACGCCTTCCGGCTGCATGAGTTGAAGTGATGGATCCGCGCCAGATCCTCGCCCAGATCATGCGCCAGAGCCCGCTGATGCGCGGCCAGGGCGTCGCCGACGTGCAACTGCAGCCCGGCCGCCAATCTCCCAACGTCGAGGTCGGCGATTCGAACTTCCGGCCCGATCGCATCGATATGGAGCACATCTCGCCGGGTTGGTCGGACTTCGATTTTCTCCACAAGCGCCACGGTATGGATCAGACGCCGGTCGCCGAGCAGGCGCTGGGCCAGGTCAGCCAGCCAAAAATTCCGACCAATCTCGCTACGCTCATTGACCCGGCTTCCGGCAATCCGCAGCAACCGCTAATGCCCGGTTCAAGCGCGGCGTTTTCCGGCACCGTGCCGCAGAATTGGCAGTCGGTCGGCCAAACCCGGCCGGGGCTCAAACTGGCGCCCTGGAACATTGATTGGAATGTTCGCTGATGGCCCGCCGCAAACGCTATACCTGCACCTTCTGCGGCCGCCGCCGGGTCAGCGATTTTTCCAACGGCCCGGTCGCCAAAGACCTCCATCCAGGCGGCATCATCGCCTGCTCGAAATGCGAGCGCGAGATGGGCGACAATGCGGTGCGCGCTTATCGCAACAAGCCGCATTGGACCAATGTCGTCTATAAGAATGGCAGCGATGAGATTGCTTATCAAACCGGGCCGGGACCGAACTGATGGCCCAAGATCCCGAGATCACCCGCCCGCCCTATCCGTCGCCGCGCTCGGCCGAGGCCGGCAAGCCCGACAAGCAGGATCCGATCGGCGACAGCGGCGGCTATGACGAGAACCTGGATCCAGCCGAGGTCGATCGCGTCTACTGGAGCGCCTGCCTGGAGGACGCCGAGCGCGCCGAGCGGCCCTGGCGCGAGCGCGGCCGGGAAATCATCGAGATCTACAGGAATGAATCACGCAATACGCGGACGGGACGGCTGACGGCGGGGCCGGTCACCTTCAACATTTTGTTCGCCAACACCGAGGTGATGTTGCCGGCCGCTTACCAAAAGCCGCCGACACCCGTTGTCCGCAGCCGATTCACCCAGGTTTCGGAGCCGATGTTACCGCCCCCGCCGCCCATGGGCCTTCCCGCCCTGGCGGGTGGCGCGGCTCCGTTGCCACCCGGCGCGCCGCCAGGGCTTCTACCCCCAGACGTGCCGCCGGGTGGTCCACTCCCTCCGCCTGGCGCACCAGGCGCCGATGCTCCTTTGGAGGTCGGCCCCGTGCCTGGCGGCGAGCCTCTGCCTGGCCCGCTTGCGGGCCCGGTCCCCCCGCCGCCAGGCATGCCCATTCCCGGCCCAGGACTTCCTCCAGAAGCTGCTGTACCGCCGGGGATGCCGCCGGGAGCGCCGCCGTTACCGCCAGGTCCGCCAATGCCTGCAGCGGCCGGCGCGCCTCCTGGCGTGCCTATGGGCCATGAGCCGGCGCCGACCCGGCCGCCGCAGCCGATCATCGATACCGCCGCTAGCGTCATTCAGAAGGTGCTGGAGATCTTGGTCGAGGACGACCAGAGCGATGAAAGCGTGAAGATGGCGGTCAAGGACGTGCTGCTGCCGGGGCGCGGCTGCGCGCGGGTCCGCTGGAAGCCGCAGATGGAAACCCAGCCGGTCGAAGATCCGGTGATGGGCGGGCCGCTCAGCCTACCGGGCGAGCCGGCACCCGTGCCGGGTGAAGAGCCGCTGACCGAGGAGGTCAAGGTCTGGGAAGAGGTCAACACGGAATACGTGTTCTGGGAGGATTTGCTGGTCGATCCGGTTCGGCAGGCGGCCGATATGAACTGGATCAGTTTTCGGCATCTTTTTACGAAGGAGCAGCTGGAGGCCGAATTCGGCGAATCCGAGCAGTACCTGAAGTTGAAAGGCCTCAACCGGCTCGGCGAACTGTTCAAATGGACCGAGGAATCGGCCGCGAAGGCGCCGGTCGGCGGCGGCTCGGCGATGAAATCCTCACGGGCGCTCGGTGACCACGTCAAAAAGTGCATGGTCTGGGAGGTGTGGGACCGGACCAAGCGCCGGATTATCTGGTTCGTTCGTGAGGCGGCGGGCGTCGTGCTGCGGGTCGATG